GTTCTACAATACTTATAGAATCTGAATTTAAGAAGTTAGGTCTTATCTCAGGCAATAAAATGCCTATATGAGGTCTACTATCTATATACTCAGTTCTAACAACTCTAGGACTACAAGAAGATATAATATTTAACACCACTAACATAATAATTACTACTTTCTCTCTCATACTTTATTATTTAATTAATACTAAATTCTTTCTCTCTCTCTCTGTTTCTTTTTAAAACCTTTCATTAACATAGTAATACCTAAGTCAAATTTTTGTAAATCTGTACTTAAAGTGTTTCTTCTAATTAAATCTTTGTTTATGAATCTTTTCCTTCTCTTTGCTGTATAAGCTACATCTAATCTTCTTATAGCCATGAGTAAAAGACCTTTTCTCTCTTGAGTACTAAATACTAAATCATACTCTTTATCATTAAATCTTTTTCTCATAATTTTTTACTATTATGATAAATAATAAACCCTTGAGTAAACATTATACAAATAATTAAAAACCATTTACCTATAAAGTTATATTTAGTACTAGATATTAAATCAATTTGTACATGCATACAGATAGTTATAAATCCAATAGTTGCTAATAAGATATAGACAAATCCTAATACTTTGTTTAATTTTTTGCCTGCCATAATGTGATTTGTTTTTAAGTTATTAAAATAATTGATTAATGTATTGATTAATGTATTGATTATCAACACTTTGGTGGAGCTAGAGGGAGTCGAACCCTCGTGTTATCTTAATACTTACTAATAATCTTATATATGCTTAGTATTTACTGTACTTTTTCAGCTATTTCTAGTAATAGAGTGAAATATTGAAAACTCTAGGACTGTTTGGGACACAAACAGACACCACCATGCAATGAGATTGCAATACTTAATATTCCTCAGTAAGGAGGCAATATATCTCAAGACTTTTTAAGAAAGTTTAAACTTTTTACAACTTTATTTGATAAGGTTGTTGTCACCCCAGTTCTCTTACGCTACTAAAGCAAGCTTTGCAGCAGGAACAAAAACAATAGTTTTGCCTGTTATTCTTCTTTGAGTATTTAAAGGACTCCTCCATGCATAAATTACTACTTTTCTTGAGATAGTCTAAACCAACTAGCCCCAGTTTTTTATTTAAAAATAAGAGTATAACATAGTTACCTATGTTATACCCTTAATAAATTAACTAACTTCACAGTCTGCTAATTTTCAGTGTTAAATTTTCTATTTTAATAAGAAATTTAATACTTATAATACACAATACACATAAATAAAACCGTTATCAAATGTTTAATATTTTATATTTTTACTTTAATAGAATTAAAAAGTAAATAGCATGACTATTAAAGCCATGCTATTTAAAAATAATTCTATCACCTCTTAAGCCTTCAGTTATTTTTTCAAATCCTCTATGTATTTCATTCAATTAATTTAATATAATTTAGTCTTTCAGATTCATGCTATAGTGTTTCACTGATGAGAGCATTATCTCATTCAAAGAGGAGTATTTAGATTATTGTTGTCTACAAGTTTTATATACCAAACAGTATATGGGGAGACACTTACCCTGCTTGATTTAAGAATCTCACTTAAATCTCCTTAACTTCATATTATATTATATAATATGTAAGGTATGGGTCTAACCAGCCTAGATTATTACTAATCTATTTTTATTTTAGCATAGCTTCTAACTCTTCATCAGAAATTTGAGTAATTTTCAACTCTTTTCTTCTTGCTATTTCAACAAGAATTTTCTGATTATTTTCTTTAATAGCAGCAGCATCTCTAAGAGTTTTAGCTGCATCCTTTTTAGTAATGTAAATATCTTTTAAGATATTAAAAGATAATTCAATTAACTTATCAACTTTACTTTCAGATTCTTCTAAAAAGTCAAGTTCATCATCATCACTAGCTTTAAGAGATTTCTTAATAGCTTTAATAGTGATTTTTAAAGTTGTTACAGAGATTACAATTGTGTACTGATGATTTAGGGTCTCTAAAAATAGGGTCATCTATAGGTGAAAAGGATTCTAAATATAAATCCCAAGCTTGTTGTCCAGTAATACTACTTCTAAATAGCTTACCTCTCTCGCACATTTTATCAAATTGTGCTTGCATTAATTGATTTAATTCTTTCATTTATTTAATGTTTTGATTTATAATCTAAAAGTATTTATTAGCACCCTCCTCCTTAGACTCACTAAGATTTATTCCACGCATTTAAGGTAGGGTCACATTATAACAATCTCAGGTTAGTAGCCCAATGCTATAATTTGCTGAGAACTCATTTGTGTTGATATACTACTTAGGATATATTCCCTACACCTTTCCTTTCTCAAAGGAACAACACATTCAGACTCTCATCTGATATCCAATTATTTAAGTGGTTTTCAATGTTTAGTCCACTATTTCTCAAAATAATAATCAATAGATTTGGTAATATGAGATATTTTACTTATATTTGTATTTTAAGATTTAAAATTATGAATAAAGAAACTTTAATTAATCTGATTAATCAGAATTTAAGCACTTGGCAGATTGCTGAACAATCTAATACTACTCAAGCTAATGTAAGATATTGGCTTAAAAAGTATGATTTACAAACTATTAGAACTATTAATAAAGAGAATGAATTAAAATTATGCCCTAAATGTAATACATCTAAGTTAAAATCTGAATTTTATCAATATAAGAAAAGTAGTTCTTATTGTAAATCTTGTATTGTTGAATCTAATTTAGAAAGACAAAGAGATACTAAATCTTTAGCTGTTGAATATAAAGGAGGAAAATGTTCTATATGTGGTTACAATAAATCTATTGCAGCTTTAGAATTTCATCATTTAAATCCAACAGAAAAAGATAAAGATTACTTTAATATGAGAGCAGGATTAACTCCTACTCTAAAAATAGAATTGGATAAATGTGTACTTCTTTGTGCAAATTGTCATAGAGAAACACATCATTTAATTCAATAATTACCTCTTATTAGTTAGGTAACATGCATCATTATTTACAATCACAATACCTGCATTAGTACAATGAATAATTGAGTTAGCTGAAGCTACAGAACAATCAAATTCAAGTATTGGATTCATATCTAATAATCTAGCAAATTGTATTTTATTATCATAAGGTATTACTGCTAAATCATTATTAAGCACATCAAAGTATTTTAATTCGGTCTCAGAAGCTAAATAAGTAAGTTTTAGATTTGAGATACTAGCATATTGATAAGTTACCTTCTCATTAGCTATTTCTTCAAGTAAAACTAAGTTTCCTCTTTGAATTATATTCTTAATTGCTATATCAGCCATTACATAGTTTAAACTATTCTTTTCACAATACATCAATACAGTTTTACCTGATACACTCTGATAAATACTATCTATCTGAGTAAATCCTCTACCATATACAGAAGTTATAGTATAAGATAATCCTAATAAACTTTTACTTAAATCAAAATTATACAGTTTATCTTCTGTTACTAATACAAGATTAGAACCATATAAATCAGCTTTGATTTTAATAGTACTAGGAACACTAGCTATATGTTCTAATTTAGGATAGAGTTGAAGTAAGTTACCATTACTATTGAGACAATAAATAGCTTTTTCATATACAAAAAACTTAGGATTTTTAGCAGTTATTTTGTCACTTTTTACAAGAGTAGCAGTACCTTTAAGTGAGGTATCATATATAAAATACTCACCTCTAACTGTATACAATAATAACAAATCCTTACTAGCAGTTGATTGAATAATCTGAGTACCTACTCCTCCAAACATTGTTCTTACAGTCATATTAGCTGATTGTATATTTACAGGTTGTTTAATTACAGTATTAATAATCATAGTATTAAGACTTATAATAAATCTTTCTCCATTATTAAATACTCTATTAAATTGATTGAGTAACATATTATCAGAAATAGGCTCATAGCACTTAGGAATTATAATATCAGGAGAATTAGACAATATTGATTCCTTCTTAATCATTCTATCTGCTATCTTAGGTATCTTTTTATGCATACCTTTGAATGGGTGTACATAAGTAAGCATATTAAATACCAAAATAGACAAGGCAAAATAATCAGAATTAATAGATACATCTCCATTAAATAAAAAGTCCCTAACATCTTCTAATAACACACCTGAATGTTTAAATCCAGGGGTCTGAAAGGAATCAGTATCTATAAAATACACAATTCCATCTCTATTAATTAAGATATTATAAGGATTTAAATCTCCTATAACTACCTGATTGCTATGAGCATATTTAACACCTTGTATTAAAGCTTCAATTACTTTTTTCTTTGTATCTAAAGTAATTGATTCTCTATTACAAAACACTTTATTTAATAATGAAACTAAAGGAAAGAAATCACTAGGAATTTTCCTCATTGAGAATCCAAGAACATGTTTATTAGCATCATAAAGTAATGATTCAGGCTTGATAAACATGGGATTATCTAATTTGTGTAATTCTAGAAATTTACTTTCAGCAATAGGTTTAACATTGGGAAGATACAATTTAACCACATGGTTAGCATCCAAATCAAGGACTCTTCCTTCTCCACCTCTTGCAATCTCTTTAGATTCATTAATATCATAAAGTAGTTGACCATTCTTATCAAATACTTTCATCAGTTGGCTCTTTTATGAATCTAACAATACTAATATCATCAAAATTAATATAACCTTTTTTTCTAAAAATGTTATACTTTCTTGATAACATAGCATCTGACCCTATTAAACTTCTATCATTTAAGAATGTATCAATTGCTAATGCTGTAGCATCTTCTTTAAGTGCATTTCTAAATGAACAGATACCATCACTACAGATACTTACATCTTTTTTAAATGTAAATGAATGTAGATTAGTATGTTTAGCCATTACTAGTGTAGGATTCTTATCTAAGTAGTAAGCCATATAATCAGGAGCATTATCTTTAGATTCAAGAATTATTAATTCATCATCCACTTTTATTACTCCATCACCTGAGCTAAGAATTAAAACTTCATCACCTCTAATAATACAAATTATCATAGTTGATACTAATTCTAATTCTTTTAAATCTAATAAATGTTGTACTTCTTTAAATCCATCAAATATATCATGAAATAGTATATTCATAATAAAATGAAGATTTAAATCAGCTACATTCTTAAAATTATTACAGGAATGTTTTAATACTTTAACTAATAGAGAAGAAGCAAAATGAGAATCCATACCGGTGGAGCAACCATCAAAGATTGCTCCAATGTATAAAGGTTCTTTTGCATCTTGAACTCTAAAGAATAAGGAATCCTCACAATAAGTGAGATGGTCATCTCCTTTTTTAACAAGAGTTCTAACTTCCATTAGAAAGTTACATCTAAAGGATTAGCACCACTACTTGATTTAGAGATAGAAGAAGAAATGAAATTAATCATTTTTCTTATCTCAGCACCAGTATTACCTACTTTAGCCAAATGTTGAATACCCATTAACTTTTGAGCTCTCTCAAAAGAAGAATCATCTCCTACTCCAAATAAGATTGAAGTAAAAGAAAAGGCACTTGCTTCATTTTTAGCAATATCATCAAGAGTAGTTTTAACAGCATCAGCTGCACCTCTCTGTGATGAATTATCTTCACCATCAGTAATTACAAATACTAATGTTTTAACATTAATACCAGTATTTTCAAGGTTCTCTCTGTACTCAATAGCATTTTTAATACCTTGAGCCACTGCATCATATAAAGCTGTACCATGACCTGATGGAGTAAATTGAATAGTTGGTACTCCAATAATAGGTTGGAATCCACTTCTTACTTTAACTTTATCATGGAATTCTACAATAGAAACAAATAATCTATCATGAATATGACTTTGTTGCATAGTTTGAATAAAATCATTGAAGGCATTATTCAAGTCACTAGAATATGGGTATATTGATGGAGAAATATCCACAATGAATACAGCATTAATAGTTTCTTCTACTTGAATTTGCTCTGGGTCAAAATTATTAAAATCCAGAGATAAGTCTAAATCATTAAAATCCATGATAGTTACAGTTTAATATTGGTTGATATTTCAAATTTAATTCCCATAGCTTGAGCATCTGCATAAATACTATCAGCCATATGTTCAAATCCTGTTACAGGACTCATACAGTCAGTTAAGATTATAAATTTCTTAGCTAACTCAGGAAATTGCATGGCTTGTTTAAGAGTATTAGCCACACAATGAGATTGTGCTTCTCCTGCAAAGTAAATAACATCAAATGTTTCCAGCTTTTGTAACAAAGCTTGATTCAATTGAGTCTCAGGATGTCCTGCTACTGGAATATTTGCTCTGAATGCACCAAAGTGTTCAGTTAAGGGATAAGTTCCTTTTGCTACTACTTGATAGAAAGATTTTGTTTCTCTAGCCCAAGCTGTAACAGCATCCATAATAGGCTCAACAAAAGAAGCTCCTTTAGTTCCAATAACACAATGCTCAGCCCAAATACAATGAGGGAATTCTCCTTGTTTCTCAAGTTCCTCAATATACTTAGTAGCTTCATTAGGCACAAATCTTGGACTCCATTTACCATCTAACACATCTTGATATGTTATGATTGTAAAAATAGGTGGGAAATTACCATCTTTATCTGTCCAAAATCCTGGGTGAGCAATATCTAATACTTGGTGACTGTCCATAGTCATACCAATGTAATTAATGCTGTTTTTATTTTTAGTAATAAATTCAGCTAGTCTCAACATGTCTTTATCTGCATTATCTACAAATAATGATCCTTTTGGGTCACAAAAGTCAAATTGAGCATCTATAATTAAAAGAGCTATTTTTTTATACATTGTGTAAATATTTAATAAGTGAATTTAAATCTTTTTAGTGAGAAATGTAATAATTTTACCTGCTTTATATACAATATTCTTATCATCAGTATAATACTGAATTATTAGATTTATAATAAAAGCTAATGACATAATAATATTAATAAAAGGAATAAAGAATGTTATTCCCATTACTATATATACAATTAATGGATATTTTACTCTTTCAGTAGCTACTGAATCTTCAATTAATTCTAATTTATTAGAGTAAAATCCAGTATTTTTTCTAAAACAATCTTCAGTATATCTATAAGATTGTTTTAGCATATTGTATAATAGAATATACAATATTAAAGCTATGATATATCCTATCCACATAGTACTACTTAATTAATAGTCCACCATTAACTCCATAAGTAGTAGGATATTTACCATCCCATACTTTTAATCTTTGTAATTCTACAAGAGCAGGAGTTAAAGATTTTGATACTTTCTGATTATAATATTCTTCTGCATCTGCTTCAATTTTTCTTGCATCTGCACGTCCTTTTGCTTCAGCTATAGCTATATTGGCATGAGCTGTTGCAAGAGCAACTTTATTCTCTTCCTTTTGAGCATCTTGAGTCATTGCAACTTTAGCATCTAAAGCATCTTTTATAGATTTAGGTATTCTTACTGAACCAATTAGATATATATTATCAATTAATATACCATCATTCTTAAGATTAGCTGTTACAACCTTTTTAACTGAATCAATTAATAATCCTTTACCAGCACCATACACTGATTCAACAGGCATATTACCACTAATTCTATTCAATGCATCTCTTACTGTATTCCTTAATACTATACTTCTTATTTCTTCAACTTGTTTATGATAGGTAGTATACATATGAGGTAATTTATCAAAATCAAAATGCATAGCTATTCCTAAATCAACTGCACATTCCATTCCTTCTTTTGTTTGAAATGTAAATTCTTCATTGTCTTTAGAACCTTCAGTTGAACTGGCAGTAAATGTATAATTAACCTTAAAGGTAGGGAAATCATAGTAGTTTTGACCCCATGATTCAAAATAATTACCTGGTCCAACTGCTTTAGGTTGTACTCCTTTATTATCACCATACTTTTCAAGAATAACTGAAGCTGAGCCTATCTCAGTTCTGTGCATACAACTTGTGAGAGTCATAGTCAAAGCTACCATAAGTAGCATAGAAAAAATCTTTAATCCTTTCATCTTTTTACTTTTTTTGTTTGTTTTTAATTATTATTTTGAGAATTTAAATCCTGATATAAGAAAATACCAAATCTGATTATTTTATATAATGCAAATAGTATTAAAATTGCTGAGATACTTATACCTCCAATAAATGCAATAGTACTTGCCTGACTCATAAGTCTAGGTATTTCTATTGCAAATGCTATAAAATAAATTGCTATAAATATAAGCAATTTAATAGTAAAGGTTGTATAAGTAATTTTATTAAACTGTTTCATTTAATGTTTATATTTACTATGAACTTCTTCATGATTATCTATTAGTTTAGATAACCATTTTGCTAATTTAAAAAATGTTATCACTATTAAAACTAATTCAATACCTACAGCAATAATAGTTGTAAGAAATATTTCTAATTTTAATAATGCAGGGACCACTAAGAACATTAATATAACATATATCAATATCCATAGAACATATTTACCTAGTATTAATAGCAGGTAATTAAATTTATAAGAACTCATGCTATAAAAGCTTTAATTATAATTACAATAATAATAATTAAGAATAAATGATATATAAAGAATCTTCTTATTGTATCAATTCTTATAAATAGAATGTTAGTTTGTATTATCTTATATAATAAATATATAAGTCCTAATCCAGGAATTAAACTAACAATAAAAGGATAATGATTATGCATATTATATTTTTTTAATAGTTTAAACTTATTAGATTCTAGGTCTAAGAAGATAGATAAAATATATTACTTTATACTTACCTCATTATTATTCACTGTTTTAGTAGGATGTTCAGGTATATTAAACCATCCAATTACACCACCTATAGGGGGCATAAATATACCTACAGTATAAAGAACTTCTCTTTTACCTAGATTATTTATATCCCAATCAGATTTAATATCTTTTACAATACATTGAATCCATCCTATTATTAGGAAAATTACTACTATGAATGTAAAACATCCTGAACCTTGTGCTATATGATTATAGCCAAAATTGCCACCACTTCTTCTCATACTTTCTAATTAATTTATTTATAAATTTTAATCTTACTTTAAAATCTCCTTGTTTCCACCAATATAAACTAATGCAATATTCCTTATGAAATTCATCATAATTTTTATAAGGTTTTTTAGGTCTGTTTATTGATAAAAACCTATTTAATGTTATATACTCATATGTATTAAGTGTACCATCAAATAATAAACAATGTGTCATATTACATAATCCTAAACTATCAGAATATTTATCTGATATTATAGCATCTCTTAATAGTATTAATAATGTTTTTATTCCTCTTTCTATAAGAGTATTATCTATTCCAGTTATTGAATTATCCATATGATTTTAATTTTAGAAGAGTTATATCTATATAGTACTTTGTAAGCTTTTATTATTAGCTTCTATATGATATAACTCTTACTTATTACTTAGTAGTAATAATATTATTTTCCTTAAACACATTATGAATCTGTTCAATCTCTGCTCTTTTAAGCTGATGAATAGTTTTACCCTCAAAATAAGCATCAGATTTATACAATCTTTTCTCATCAGTGGTTAATTCTCTCCACCATAATATAGCAGCTTTTCTTGACTCTAAAGTACTAGGATTTACTACTTTAGTTTCTTGAATTTCTTCATTAGTATCATCAGATACTTCTACTGGGATTACTTTTTTAGGTTTCTTAAGTAACACTAGGCTTATAATACTTCCTACAATAATAATAATTAATGGAATACTCATGATTTGTAAATGTTTTTGTATTAGTTAATAAATAATTTGTTTATATAATTTAAAGATTTTCTTTAATCCAATATTTCCAAATTTCATCTTCAGTATTAAATCTATGATTATGGTCTTGAGCTAAGAATTTAAGAAAATTTAATCCTATTTCTTTTATCTCTTTTCTATTCCAAAGTTCTTTTACTTCTTTAATAGTGATAGTATTTTTTTTAGGATTTATTTTAATAGTATCAAATACTGGTGATGCACCATTATCCATCCATTTATTATAATCAGCTTTATCATATTCAACTAAAACATCAGTAATAACATTACCTTTATTATATTCTTCAATATATTTTTCAATAAATTGTTGAGAAAGTTTAGGTATAATTGCTTGTAATGAATTAGGTGATATTTTAAAATCAGTCGTTGCAATTATTTTAGAAGAATATACATTATTATGTTGTCCTATACTTTGCATCATTCTGTCATAACTCCAATCATTTTCTTTTATTTCTTCATCAGAAGTAATATAAAGATGTTGAGAAATATCAGGTAAAGTTCTAAAAATATTAAATCCAATTGATAATTTACTATCACAATCAAAGTATATAATACTTTGTGCTTTTTCATTAGTAGGAAGCATAACTACTTTACAATTCTTATAATATTTACTATTAATTTCTTTTAACTGTGACATAATGTTCTTAAGTACTAAGATTAATAATTTATTTAATTGTGATTCAGAAGGGATTCAAACCCTTGACCCCTACCTTAGAAGGGTAGTGCTCTATTCAGCTGAGCTACTGAACCGTTTAAAATAAGTCTTAACTATTAGCTAAGACTTATATTATGGTATTTAATTTATTCTTTTTAAGCTTCTGCTTTTTCTACTTCTTGAGCAAGAATGGGAGAATCATCTTTTTCTCTCTCATTAATTTCCCTCATACTATCTTCAATATCACAACTACCTGCATTTGGGCAATTGTCACAATCATGAGAATGAGTTCTACTTAATAAGTTTGCTTGGTCAATTAAATCTTTATTCATTATATCCTCAGGAGTAATCTTAATTTCTTCCCTTTGTTCAGGATGTTCAAGATTATAAGCCTTTAATTCTTCAGATATTCTAGCCAAAGCTGAGACAATAGAATCAGATTCTATTTTATCTAAACCTTTATCAGGAAGTAATAAACATAATGCAAGTAATCCTGCAAGATATTTATCTTTATCTTCTTCAGTAATACCTTCTTTAAGATATTCAGTAGAATACTTAGAGAATAATGTAATCAGGAAATTAAAGCTACAAATTTTAGCTAATAACATTAATGCAATTTTTAACATAATGAATAATTTTGAGTGTTTTGTTTATAAATGTTTAATACTAATATTTAATAAAATAGGAATATAAACTCCTGTTTGAATAAAAGGAATTATAGTTACTTTACCTTGTTTATAAAGTAATAGTAACATATCTATTTCCTCACTTGTTAGTGTGTCCATATAATTCACAATTATGAGGTTCAACATATAAATCCTTGTTATTGGGGTCAGTATCTTCAATATAAATTCTTACTCCTGATAAAGGTATTACTACTACTCTATCAACAGTAAGAATTTGTGTTATGACTCCTGTACTAACAATAACTTGGTTACCTTTTTCTAATAAATGAGCTTGTTTAATGGTCATCTTAATAGAGCTATTTTATAATCAATTTGAGCATGAATAGAATCACAATCATAGTTTAATGGAACTGAATCATTAAACTTCTTATAAGCTTCAGTTTTACTTGTAGCTTTAATAATGGCTTGATTACAATCACCTAAATGATAAGTACTATCATCATGGTCTTTATAATATACTTCATAATCCACTATAAATAATGAATCATGAGTATGAGCAGGAACAGGCAAGAATACAGCAATAATAATACTAATTATTATTATGATAGAAACAGTAATAAAAAATGTTTTTCTTTGCATTTTAATAGATTTAATAATGACTATTGTTTTGGGTTTAATAAATACCCTAGAGTATTTTCGTCTGCTACATGAGTATTAATTATATTATTTACCTCAGAGTATATCCAATTCTCAAAATGAGATTTCTTATATTCTGATATTTTCTTTAATATACTTAATATATCATACAATTCTTTCTCAGCTTGTTTGAGGTCAAAGGATTTACTACTAGTCATATCAAATCCTGCATTCTGTAATAATACACTAATAGTAGCATAATTATCAGATTTCCAGTGATTTGAAATGTCTTGTACAATAGCTTGAAAAGCTCTTATTTCCTTTTTGATTAAAATTAAAGTATTTACTTTCATCTTGATTAATAGTTTTTTAATGGTTTAATTCTCAACTATTAATATAGATTAGTTGAGATAGTTTAATAATAATGTTTCATTTTTCTTGAATTATAGTGAATAATTAGTAAAAAAGAATTAGACAGGTAAATAAAAAATAAACTATAACTAGTCCAATAGAGTGTGTTAATACATCTTTATTTAGACTTAGTTATAGAATTATACTATCAAATAACTGATGTTTATAATTTTTAATTGGTTTGTTCTTGCTTATCAGGTTCATAATAAACCTTAGCAGGATGAGTTAATTGGATATCTAATACTTTAGTAAATAAATAGAAAAATCCTATTATAACTACTAAAGCAATGATTAATCCAGTTACTTTTACATGGATAACTTTGATTGTTTTCATTAGGACTATTGATTATTGATTGTTGATTAAAAATAAAATAACTCTCTTACTTGACCTGACTATCCTAAGTTATCAAAGATTAACTAGTATTCCTAATAGGGCTTTCTGTTGTCTTTCAGAGAGTTAAAAAATAATCTTAAACTATGGGTTGTATGCATTCTTTATCTCGTAGGCTTTACTTGCATAATATCAACTCTGACGTTTCTCAGCTTTTAGAGTCCATAATTTAAGATTAAGGGATTGTAATATAAATAAACAAGGCTCTTTACAATCTCAACAATAGTTAAGTTCTGCAAGTCTTATACAATTATTCATTGCCTTTAAATAGGATTAAACTTATTATATTCAGGGCTGTAATGTGACACCTGCTTGTTTAAAATTTACTACACTTATTACCACTATTATTTTCAAATGGCTGTATAGTTGATTTATATCTAGAGAGTATTCTAGTTATATTTCATTGGCTATTTAATATAATAAAGAGCTATTTAAACCCAAACAATACTCGTTTGTAGCTGAATACTCTCTAATATATTTTTTACTATTACTTAATCACTACCATCTAATCCTGGGTAGTCATAATCTTGTGAACAATCATCTAAATCACCATCAAGGTCATCTAAATCTCTTTTTCTATAAGCCATAATGGTTAAATTAAGATATTATTGTATCACAATTTTGTTGATTGGCAAATTTAATTGCTCTAGCTAATGACCTACTAGCACCTTTATTTTTATTAGGTGCTAGTACATCTTCAAATTTATCAGTTTTATTGTTTTTACGTTTGGACTGTTTAACTGTACTTACTCTATGAATGGTCATAATATTTACTTTATTAGTTCATTAACATTATAATCAGTAAAGAAGTGTTTCATGATTGTACCTCTACCTGAGTAGGCAAAGATACTATCATTACTTTCTACAATAATAGTGTAAGACCTTGTATCTATATTACATATTTGGTCTATTATTCTCACAGAATCTTTAAATGAATTAAGATTCTCAATAAATTGAGCATCACTGATTAGTTTTAATTCAGGACTTGTGTTAATACTAGTATCTCTTTTGTAATTCTCAGGAGTACATGAAGTTATTACTATACTTAGTACAATAATAATAAATAAGATAGTTCTTTTCATTGTGTTTGTATGTGTAATTGTTGATTAATTAAAGAATTTAACTTCTCCAGTAGGATATGCAATGCATATTCTATTACTATTAATACGTGTTTTCATTGTGTTTAATGTGTTTATTAATGTATTATTGATTATTGTATGTTAAGTTATAACAGTAAATACTGTTAAGTAATAATAAATGTATGTATTTGTTCTATATGTTGCTATCAGGCAATAAATAGTGGGTTGTTTATAGACATCAGATTATCAACACATTAGCTACATAAATCTAAAGTAATACTGTAGGTATGACCAATGTTAGAGATTTATTATTAAGGGTAATGTATAACTTTAACAATGTGAGTTCTATCAATGTAACAATGTGAAATGTATTAATGTATCAATGATTTAATGTTACTCTTAACAATAAAAAAAAGAACAGGAGATTGCTCTCCTGCTCTTAGTTTAGAATTTGCTTAGAATTCTGCCAATACAGCAGCATTGGTGTTTTCACCTAATTGGTGTAACATAAAGAATACACCACTTGGATTCCTTTCAGTTGGGTCACCTGTAACTTCAGATACAACTGGTTTGTCCATTGCAGCTAATGTACCAACTTTTTTGATACTGACTGAACCAACTACTTGGTTAAGGTCATTTAGCATACTTAAAGAACCTGCATTAAGTTCTTTCACTTTGATAACTTTTGTTCCAATAGAAGCTTTGAAGTCTTCTACACTCATAGTCTTATTAAAGACTAGAGGATTTGCATGTTCTGTCATAATGAATGTTGTTTAAAGAATGTAAATAATAAATGTTGATTAAATGAAATTTGCCAAATTTGAATGTCCCAGAGGGGGATATACCCAAGTGGCTAAGAGGTGGGGAGAGTCTGGATAGTTTATATATCACTTGTATAAAAATTTATAATTTTCAAAATTTTAGAGTATACATCACTTGCATAAACTTTTTTTATTTCAAAAAAAAAATTAGAATTTTTAAATTTTGAATATTCAGACTAGTTAGTATAATAGGTACATAGAAAGAAGAAGTAAAAAAGGAGTGTACTCAAAGTCTTGAAATATAGATAGATATATTTATTAAAACTTATTAACTTTTATTGTGTTGTGTATGTCAATTATTTTACTTATCTTTGTTGCATCTGATTAGAGTATTACTTTCTAATATCATCCAATCTTATATAAATAAGAAGAAATGTAAGTATTGGATTAGAAGTTGGGTTGTAAGTATACAAATATAGTATATTGAGATGTCCCCAATACAGATAAAAATGACTTATATATAAGTAAATTTCAGACACCCAAGTAATTGAGAAAAGGTAAAGGTAAAGTCTGTTGAGGGATAAAAGTAGAAATACTTTAAGACGTGGTTTATGAAGTTATAAGTTTATAAGGACTCTCAGCAATGAGAAGTTTTTTAGTCATTAACAATTTGGCTAGGACTTCTTATATCAATAATTAAATAAATAGAAATATTAAAAACAAATAAGGAATAGAACTTAATAGGGGATTGGGGATTGTTGTATGGCAAAGAAAACTCCATTTAAAGCCTTATTAAAGTTTATAAATTTGTAAATAAATAAATATTAATAGTATGAAATTAAAAGTAATGAACTTTAAGATTAAACTAGATATGTTTATGGTTAAATATAATAATAATATTATTACAAGTATTATTGCTATGTTGCCATTACTATATCTATTATTTTTACTGTAGGAGAAGGAGATAAATACATAAGAATCAAGGTCTAGGAAGATAGAAAAAATTAAATATAGTTTATTTTTATCTTCTTAATCAAGTTATATGCTTAGAAATTTTATAAAAGATTTGGTAATCTCAATTATTTTACATATCTTTGTATAGACTTTAAGAGATGTCTATATAATTATTAATTTTTAAACTCATATCCTACTATGAAAACAACTAAGAAATCACCTAAAAAGGGTGGTGGCAAATGCTAAAGATTTAGTAATTAAGGGGATAAGTAGTTATTCCCTTTTTTATTATTAATTTATAAAGTTTTAACTATATTTATTTGGTATATTAAGTAATTATACTTATCTTTGTGTATAATTTTAAAGGTAAGATAATGAATGAAGTAGAAAGATTTATATCAGTAGTAAGAGATTCTTTTATAGGGTCACAACAAGTATATACAGAAGGTAGTTGTTATCATTTTTATTTAATACTTAAAGAAGTATTTCCTACAGCTGAACCTTATTTTGATGAGGACCATGTTATTACTAAAATAGATGATAAATTTTATGATATTACTGGAGAAGTAAGAGGTGATTTAACTCTCTATAAGTATGAAAGATTACCTTCTTATGGATTAAAAAGTCCTTATAATATTTATAAGAATAATAACTAATAAAATAGTTTCCTAGTGTAATGGTAGCACAAGAGTCTTTGGTCCTCTTAGTTAAAGTTCAAATCTTTAGGAGACTACAATAATATGCCTTTATAGTGTAATGAATAGCACACGATTCTTCTAAGATTATAGTATAGGTTTGAATCCTATTAGGGGTACAATAATTAATAAATATGATACAAAGAGTTCCTGTATTGAGAGAATGTTCTTATAAAGAATATAATGATAACATAGATAAACATCCTGATGAATATCTTAGATTATTTGTAGTTGATAGTAATACTGAAAGTACTGAGGATATTACAAAAGAGGTTGATGATAATATTGATGCAATAGGTAATACTGATAAGAATAAGTTTTACAAAGTATTAGGATTAGTTAGTTCTCAAGAGTTAGAAAAAGATATACAACAAACACAACAAAGTAGTTTGTTGAATTAAATCATAAATGTTTTTAATAAAGTTGATTTAGCTATACTTAGTCTGTGAAGATAGAGATAGCACAAAAATATAGATATAGTTCAGTTGCTAGAATGCTTGGTTTGGGACCAAGAGGTCAAGAGTTGGAGTCTCTTTATCTATACAATTTATTTTAGAATTAAAATGGAAGAAGAAAAGAAAACATTAGAACCTTATCAACTAAGAGTTATTGATGAGTTTAAAGATATTGATTTTAAAGTAAGAAAGATAGAGAAATTTATATTAACTGATGTATATAAAAATTTATCTAAATCAGAACAAAGTATGATAGACTTACAGGTTATGTATATGACTGGTTATTATAAAGTTTTAATGGAAAGAATAAATAGATTTTAATAAGGGGTCTTAGCTCAATTGGCTAGAGCGATTGCTTTGCAAGCAATAGGTAGTGGGTTCAATCCCCACAGATTCCACATATGTTCTAATAGCTCAATTGGTTAGAGCTTTTGACTGTTAATCAAAGGGTTGTAGGTTCAAGTCCTACTTAGAACGCAGTATTAATTTAATTAAAAACAATGGCACAAATTGAAGTAATGTTAGAGATTATAGATGATGTAATTCCTTTATATCCTGATTTAGTATCAAAAGATTATAAAGAAACTATCATATATGATTATAAAAATTTATTAGATACTAAAGAATCTCTATATAAATATAGAGAAATAGTAAGAGAATTAGAAGTAGCTTTAAAAGAAAGAGAATATAAATTTAATAAACAATCTCAATTTTTTAATATTGTTTATAAGACTGAAATTAAACAAGGAGTTGATAAACCTGAATATGCTGATACTATGCATGTAAAGGGAAAAGTATATTAATATGACTTGGGAAGAAGCTTACTTAGAGATGGAGAAAGGTAATATTATTACCACTCCTAATAGTCCTAATTATTGTTTACTATATGCTCCTAATCATATATTAGTATTTTGTGAACCTGATAGATTATATCATATTAGTAGTAATAAAAGAATTAAAGAAGTTACTGATTATATAGTTGATAATACTAAGAGAGATATTATTAATAATTTAGTAATAAAACTAAAATAGTTTATTTTTATCTTCCTACTCAATTTTAAAGCGTATGAATAGATACTTTATAGTTAATCCAAATCTTTATATATCTAAAGATAAATACATAGTAAGACTAACTGAATACAATATTGATACTCATATCTTTAAAGGAACTAAGATTAGTTGGATTACAAATGATGAGGATGGTAAAATAGAAGATATTAGAATAGAAGATATTGAATTGGATGATAATAAATTATCAATATTTAAAGAAATAAATAAAAGAATTTTTTATAAGATATTATTAGTACTATTAAAGAATTCTTATTAACCTTAAAAACTTAATAAAATGGACAATTTTGATTTAGATTTAAGTCTAAGACCTAAGGGTGGTAGTGGTAATACTAGTGGTACTAGTACTTTTAAAGATTTTATATGTAAACTTGAAAGTTATAAAACTAAATTTAAGAATTTACATTGGGGAGCTATGAATGATACTTTACATTTAAGAGTAGACCAATTCTTAGATGAGTTAACTGACTTCCAAGATGAATTATCTGAGACAGGGCAAGGTATTATAGGATTCCAATTTGGACCTAATGATATAGTTACTACTCACTTAAATTATACTGACCCAATAGTAGCTTTAACTACTCTTAAAGATAAAACATTAGCATTTCATAAAAGTATTAATTCTAATCCTGAATTAATTGGTTTAGTAAATTCTGTAGAAGGATTTATGACTATAGTAGGAAAATTCTTATATTTATTTAGAATAGCTGCTAAGTAATTAGTCTAAGGACCAGTAGCTCAGTTGGTAGAGCACCTGACTCATAATCAGTAAGTCCCAAGTTCAATCCTTGGATGGTCCACTGTGTGGAAAGCTCTTATGGTGAGAGTGCCAAATTGTGGATTTGGAGGGAGGGTTCGAGTCCCTACTACACCCTTAATGGAAATATGGCAGACATGATGTATGCACTAGTTTGAAGCACTAGCTAAGGGAGTTTGAGTCTCTCTGTTTCCACAATATTAGTTAATACTTAAAACTTTAACAATAATAATTAGGTCATGTAGTTTATTTTACTTACCTTTGTATCAACAAATAAAAAATAAAGTATGAGTGTAGTTTTATTAAATAGTTTGAATGCTGATAGAGATTTTATTTTAAATCTTAATGGTATTTTTAATAATGGAAAAATTATAGATAAAAAATTATTTTTTCATTCTGAAATTTATATATATTCTAATTCTACAGTAGAAGGAGTAGTAATGTATGTACCTACTAATGAGGTTTTTCTTAGAATTAAAGTAACTTATCCTACCCAAAATATTGCTAATAAGAGTGCATGGATTATGACTAGTAACTTAGAAGAAGAATTATTAAGACAAATATTATTTGCTAAAGAAACTAATAATACTATAACTGATACTAAAGGTAATATTATTAAAACATTTGCTGATTATAAAAAAGAAATAATGCCTTGATGGTGGAATTGGTAGACACGCAGGACTTAAAATCCTGTGAGCAGTAATGCTCGTATGGGTTCAAGTCCCATTCAAGGTACAATTATTTAGTTTCTAACAAAGTGGATGGAAGTTAGAATTAAGTGGAGACATGTAATATTCCAACTAAATAATTTTTAAAATGCCAAATAAACTTTGATGATGAAGCCCACTCTTGTAAAGTGGTTTAACTAGGTTTGAGTCCTAGATTTGGCTCAAAAAATAGCGGGTTAGAGCAGTCAGGTAGCTCAACAGACTCATAATCTGTAGGTCACTGGTTCAAATCCAGTACCCGCCACTAAATACTTTAAATATATAAATATGAATCTAATTCAAAGACTTAAAGCTCCAACACCTATAGTTTATAAAAAGTGGGGCAAAACATTTAAATGGATTGCAGGTGCTTTAATAGCAGGAACTGTAGGAGTTAATACAACAGGATTAACATTACCAACTAATTTTAATACTTACATAGCTTCTGCTATTTTTATAACTAGTGCAGTATCAACTGCTTGTTATGCTCAAGTAGAAGATAATACAAAAGAAGATGATACTAAAAACAACTAACTTTACTACTAGTAGGGACTTATGTAAATTTGTTAATGCTAATGGAATTACAAAAACTAATATAGCTGCTATCTTTATTAAAGATGATGCTTTATATTTATTATATTGGGATGAAATTAAATAATAATTAAAAATATTTGGGAGGATATTTATGAGTGAAAAGGATTTAGTATTAGGACAAGAGGGTTATAAAGAGTTTAACAAAGCTCTTAAAGTAGAAATGTCTAAACAAGAAAAAGAGACATTTAATAGAAAAGTACAAGATACTGTAAAAGAAAAGTTTCCTGATTATAAAGAAGATGTAGATGAATTACCAGTACAAGTAAAAGCTCTTGAAGTAGGAGAAAGTTTTGAGGATAGAAGGATTAATAATCTTAAGAATCAAGGTATTGACTTAGAAAAACCTCATGATTTAGTTTATTTTGATGGTACTAGAAAACATAAATCTGTATGGAGAGCTATGAGAAGAGGTCATACAAGTGTTAATGGAGAAGAGTTTCCTAATAGACCTTTTAATAATAGGAAAGATAAAAAAATTAATGAGATTAAAAAAGACATTTATGGAGAATACAAAAAAGTTGCCAGTAGAGAATAAGACTACTACTGAAGAATATAATAATATTCCTGTACATTATTGTAGTAAATGTCTCTCATTAAAAATAATGAATTACGATAATAGTATAAGTTACTGTGATGATTGTGGTAGTACTGAAATAGAATCTACTCATATAAATAATTATTTACAACTAGTTAAAAACAAAAAAGAAGAAGATGGAAAAAGGAAATAAACTACATATTGTAGAAAAAGAAACAATATCTGATGACAAAGAAGTATTAGAAAGTGTTCAATCTAAACAAGAAGAGGTTAATCAAGAAGTATCTTATGAGCAAATGAAAACAATTGCTATACAAGCTACTCAACAAACAGAAATGCTTCAAAAAGAGTTACAAAGACTTCAACAAGAATCATTCTATATTAGATTAGACTTTTTATTTAAAGTAGTACAGTTTAATAAATCATTTCCACCATCATTTGTAAATAAATGTGCAAAAGAAATTGAGGGTAGTATAACTATTCCTGATTTAAAAAAATAAATATTAAGAGGTATGGCTAAAAATATAAATATACTTAGAATACCTACCTCATTAAATACTAAGTTTTTTAGATATTGGTTTGAATTTTTAGAACCAGTACACAAGTTAACTGGGAGAGAGATTGATGTTATTACCTCTTTTATTAAACATAGGTATTTATTATCTAAAGTAATTCAAGATGAAGATATTTTAGATAAGGTAGTCATGAGTGAAGATACTAAAAAGAAAATTAGAGAAGAATGTGACATTACTCTTTCTCATTTTCAAGTGATTATGAGTAAATTAAAAAAGAATAAACTTATAATTGATGGTAAAATAAATAAAAAGTATATTCCTAATATTGAGGAAAATGCTGGAGAATTTAGACTAATATTACATTTTGAGTTAAAGTAATATGATATATGACAAGTTATTTCAAAAAATTATTAAAGAATTAGCAGTTAAACATAATTTACCTGAAGAAGTTATTACAGTAGCTTATAGGTCTTATTGGGAGTTTGTAAAATCTACTATAAAAGAATTAGAACTAAAAGAAGGTATAACTGAAGAAGAGTTTAATAAATTAAGAACTAACTTTAATATACCTAGTATAGGTAAACTATATGTAACTTGGGATAAATTAGAAAAAATAAAAAAGAGAAGAATCTATATTAAAAATTTAAGGGAGAAGAAAGATGATTAAATTAAAGAAAATTACACCAATGTTTAATGGTATTATCACCACTGCTGATGTATATGAGCAAGATAGTGTATCAGCAGCAGGTATAATTGATGGTAAAACTAAGAAAGGTGCTTTAAAAGAGTATCAGACTGTAATATCAATTGGTAGTTCTGTTAGAGCTTGTAAAGTAGGAGATATGATTTGTGTAAATCCTAAAAGATATGAAGTTAGAAAGTATGGTAAGGATAGCACCAAAGAAGCTATGGTTGAAAATTATAATACAGTTGTTAGTTATAATTTTAATTTCATTGAGATTAATGATGAGTTATGTTTGCAATTATATGATGATGACATCAAATATGTAGTAGATGAATTTGAAGAAGTAGATGACCCAGTTATGGAACCACCTAAAGAGAAAAGTAATTTAATTTTACCACCAACCAATCTAATATTACCATAATACTTAACAATTAAAAAGCCTTTCTTACCAGTTAGGCTTTTTCTATATAAATTAAAATATGAAACTAGTAAAATTTGAGAATTATAAACTTACTATAAGTGAAGAAGCTTTATTTATAAAGTCTTTTGCAGCTCTATGGGATAGAGATAAATCAGTAGATAAAAGTAAAGCTTTATCAGAATTAGGATTTATTTACTTTCAATATGACCCAAGAAGTGACTACATGTATCTTGATGATGAAAATGAAAGATTTGAAAAGATTAAACAAAGTGAAGGTTTACCTTCTAATTGGAAACCTGATAAATTAATATTAGCAGCTATTAAAGATTATTTACCATTAGTTAATACAACTAGTTCATTATTATTAGAAGATACTAGAGGAGCTATAGCTAAAATTAGGAAGTTTTTAAGAGAATTAGATATGGATGCTACTGATGATAAAGGTAAACCAAAGTATACTATTAATACTATTACTTCTGCTGTTAATCAGATGCCTAAATTAGCTAAAGACTTAACTGTTGCTGAAAAAGAAATATCTAAAGAAATTACTGAGAATAGTAGAATGAGAGGTAAAAAAGAAAAGAAAATATGTGAGGATGGTATGTAATGGCTAATATAAAATATACATTAAGAGTAGAGGATTTAGCAATAGCTTTAAATAATCTTACTGGAAGTAAAGGACTTTATGTTATTAAAAGAAACATAGAAAAGAATGAACTCTTTGGAGCTATTAAAATCTTTACTATTGAACTATTATACAAAGAAATAGGTAAAGAAATAGTATCAGTATTAAGAAGTATTAGAAGTAATAAATGTACTACTGATGTAGAAGAATTAAATAACTGGAATGAAGTAAGTATTGAGTTTACAAAAGAAGTATTAAACTATATAAAATGGAAGAAATAATATTAAATAAGTATCAAACTCCTATTACAGAAGAGTATTTAGAATCTCTAAATCCTGAAGTAAAAGATGATTTATTAGATGCTATTACTAATATTGAATTTATAAAAAGATTAATAAGTCCTGATAGAAAATATGCTAAAGATTTAGATAGAAGAGCAGTAAGTATAGTTACTGATATTACTACTAATACAAGAGTAATTGAGAATAGAATTATAGTAGATATAGTTAATCCTCATATACTTGAAGATATGGAATATTTTAGACCAACAGGTAATCATTTTAGACAACATGGTACACTTACTAACTTAAGACCTAATGCTAATCCTAGTAGTGAATTTGGTAAATGGTTAAGACAAGAAAAGTTAAGAATTTGGTATGGAATGGTTAGACCTAGTGATGGTGAATGGATTACAGGAGATATGTATTTTTATTTAAACTATACTCCAATTATTCAATCTAAAATTAGAGAAGGTACTAAACAAGCTGATAGAGTTATTGACTTCCCTGAGGTATGGGAAGGTATTTACTTATGGTTTCATTATCAAGACCAAGCTAGAAATGGAGGTATATATAATAATTGGGAAGGAGCAGAACATGCTATACAGATAGCTAGACGTGGAGCTAGTAAGAGTTATAGTGCTGCTGCAAGACTTGCCAAGCTATTTATATGTGGAGAGAATGAGTTAGCATGTAAGTCAGTAAAAGGAGCTGTTACAGCTTATCAGAAAGAGTATTTAACTAAAGATGGTATTCTTAATAAGTTTATTGATATTATAGATTTTAATGCTGAACATACTCAATTTCCTTCTCAAAGATTAAAGGATTCTTTGGCAGATATGTCATGGATGATGGGATATAAAGATGCTGATACTAATACTAATAAGGGTACAGGTAATGAAGTTTTAGGTATATCAGCAAAAGATAATACTGATAAATCCAGGGGTAAAAGGTCTAATATTTTTATCTATGAAGAATTTGGAGCTTTCCCTAAATTTATTGATACATGGGGAGTTAATAAATCAAATGTTCAGGAAGATGATATTGTATTTGGTCAAGCTGTAGGATTTGGTACAGGAGGTTCTGAAGGTTCAGATTTTAGTGGAGCTTTAGAAATGATTTATAATCCTATTGGTTATGGTGTATATGCTTTACCTAATGTGTATGATAAAAATAGTCAAGGTAAACAAAAGACTGTATTCTTTTTTGGTTCTTATCTAAATAGAAAAGGGTGTTATAATAAGGATGGAGTATCTGATGTTATATTAGCTTTAACTAGAGAGTTTGAAGCTAGGTTTAAAGTTAAATATAATAGTAGTGACTCAATGGCTTTAACTAGAAAAAAAGCAGAGCAAGCTATTACTATTCAAGAAGCTGTAATGAAAAGAGAGGGAACTATTTATCCAGTAGCTGACCTTACAGATAGATTAAATGAATTAGATTTTAATCCTAAAAGTTATGATGATATCTTAGTAGGACTCATCTCTTTAGATAAGGATGCTGTAGTTAGATTTAAACCTAGTAGTGAAGTTAAACCTATTAGAGAATTCCCACATAAAGATAATAAATTAGAAGGATGTATTGAGATACATGCATTACCAGTAATGGATTCTAATAATAAAGTTTATAGAGGTAGATATATTGCAGGTATTGACCCTTATGATGATGATGCTTCAGGTACTTTATCTTTAGGTTCTTTATATATTTTAGATTTATATACTGATAAAATTGTATTTGAATATACAGGTAGACCTATGTTTGCTAATGATTTTTATGAGATTTGTAGAAGAGCTTTATTAATGTATAATGCTGAGTGTAACTATGAAAATAATAAGAAAGGTTTATTTACTTATTTTTCTACTCATAATTGTACTTACTTATTATCAGATAATCTTGAGTTTTTAAAAGATAAAGCTTCTACTAAGGTTGAAGCAAACTATGGAAATAAAGCTAAAGGTACTATATCATCTGCTCCTATTAAAGCTTATGGTAGGAGAGCAATTAAAGAATGGTTATTAAAACCTTATACTGTTACTAAAGTTATTGATAAAGAAGAAGTAGATGTAAAAGTACCTTTTCTTACTCAACTTAACTCAAGAGCACTTATCAAGGAATTAATACTATGGAATCCTGATGGTAACTTTGATAGACATGATGCTTTAGCTATGCTTATGTTAATAAGAGAAGATAAGTTAAGGTTATTTGGTACTAATACTCCTTCAGAATCTTTAGGTAAAGAGAGAGGAAGTGAATTAGCAGATGACCCATTTTTTACAAATAACTATAAACCTTATAAAGAAGATACTTTTACTAAGAATTACAAGGCATTAGGACTACATTTAGATAATAATCAAGAGTAAATTTAGTAATAAACTATACCTAAATACATTAGTTTTTTAATTATCTTATTGTATATATCATAAAATTTACATATCTTTGTATTTTAAAATTTAAAAAAATATGTTTCAAAATAATTTACCTCCACAACAAATATCCTTCTTAAGAAAAAATAAAGAATGGAGAAAGAAACATTTAGACTGGGCAGACCACAGAACATTTGCTACTGATAGTTTAGTAAGAAACTCTGTTATACATAAAAGAATCAATTATGATTTACTTAATGGTAAACTTAATGTAGATGATATGAATCAAGTATTAAATCCTGACTCTATACAAGCAGGATTTATACCTGAACATATTACTCATTATCCTATTATGAATGCTAAATTAAATGTTCTTAGAGGTGAAGAATCTAAAAGAAGATTTGATTTCAGAATGATAGTAACCAATCCAAATGCTATATCTGAGATAGAAGATAAAAAGAAAGAATTATTATTTGCTGATGTAAAAAAGTTAGTATCTAAGAATGGCTTATCAGATGACCAGTTTAATGGTGAACTAGATAAAATAAATGACTATTATAGTTATGAGTATCAAGATATTAGAGAGATTAGAGCTAATGCTTTAATACAACATTATACTAAAGAATTAGAAATTCCTACTACATTTAACGCAGGTTTTGTAGACGCTATGAGTGTTGGTGAAGAAATTTATCAATCTGATATAGTATCAGGAGAACCAACCTTTCAAAGAATTAATCCATTAAAAATAAGAATATTTAGGTCAGGATTCTCTAACAGAATAGAAGATGCTGATATTATTGTGCTTGAAGATTTTTGGAGTCCTGGTAGAATTATTGATAATTATTATGATGCATTATCTCCAGCAGATATGGATTATATTGAACATTTACCTCAAGCTGCTTATGCAGACCAAATGGGTAATATAGATGAAAGAAGAGCCTTTATTAATGTTAATGATTTAAGTGGTACTACAGAAGAAGGTGTAGTAATTGATAGTTATGCATTATTTACAGGACCATCAGCTACTAATAATTACTATGATAATAGTGGTAATATTAAAGTACTTAGAGTATATTGGAAGTCTAAAAGAAAAATTAAAAAAGTAAAATTCTATGACCCTGAAACAGGTGAACCTGATTTTAAATTTTATCCTGAAACTTATACAATAGATAAAAATAAAGGAGAAGAAGAAAGTATTTATTGGATTAATGAAGCTTGGGAAGGTACTAAAATAGGACAACATATTTATTTGAATATGAGACCTAGATTAGTTCAGTATAATAGATTAAGTAATCCATCAAGATGTCACTTTGGAATAGTAGGAACATTATATAATTTAAATGATTCTAGACCATTCTCAATGGTTGATATGATGAAACCTTATAATTATATGTATGATGCTACTCATGATAGATTAAATAAAGCAATTGCTTCTAACTGGGGTAAAATACTTGAGTTAGATTTAGCATTAGTTCCTAAAGGATGGGATGTTGAGAAATGGTTATACTATGCTAAAATTAATCATATAGCTATTAAAGATAGTTTTAAAGAGGGTAATATTGGAATAGCTACAGGTAAGTTAGCAGGGTCAATGAATAATGCTTCTAAGGGAGTAATTGATGCTGAAACAGGTTCTTATATTCAACAACATATAAATCTACTTGAGTTTATTAAAATGGAAATGGCTGAAGTAGCAGGTATTTCTAAACAAAGAGAGGGACAAATAAGTAATAGAGAAACAGTTGGAGGAGTTGAAAGGTCTAATTTACAATCATCACACATAACTGAATGGTTATTCTTACAACATGATAATACTAAAAAAAGAAGTTTAGAGTGTTTTATAGAAACAGCTAAAGTAGCTATGAAAGGTAGAAGTAAGAAATTTCAATATATCTTACCTGATGCTTCTTATAGATTAATGGATATTGATGGTGATGAATTTGCTGAATGTGATTATGGTTGTGTTATAGATAATTCTAATGGTACAGCTGAATTAGCTTCTAAGTTAGATACATTAGCTCAAGCAGCATTACAGAATCAAACACTTGACTTCTCTACTATTATGAAGATATATACTACTACTTCATTAGCTGAGACTCAAAGAATTGTAGAAAAGAATGAACAAGCTATGCAAGAAAATAAACAAAAATCTGAGCAAGCTCAACAACAACATGAACAATCTATTGAGCAAATGAAGCAACAAAATATTATTAATAGTAATCAATTATTAGATTCAATGAATCAAAGAGATAATGAAACTAAAATAACAGTTGCTACTATAACTGCTAATGCTAAGAGTCAACAACAACAAACCCAAGAGGAAGATACTCAAGAATATGACCCAGTTGCACAAGCTAAATTGTTTGAAGATATGAAACAATTTAGTTTAGAACATGGATTAAAAATTGATGATTTACAATTTAAGAAGAAAGTTCATGCTGATAATATGGATATTAAAAAGCAAGACATTGCTATTAAGAGACAGAATGCTAATAAGAAAACTACTAAATAATAAATATAATGATTATAATTTTAAATTTAATTAAAGATTTTATATTAAAACATAAGAAAGTTTTAATAAGTACTATAGGTATATTAATAACTTTATTAACTATAGTAATAATGAAGTCTACTATTAATAAACTTGAGAAAGATTTAAATGCTTCTGTTATTAATAATAAGGCATATAGTAATGAAAACTCAACTCTTAAGAATAATACAAGAGTTTTCTTATTAACTATAGACCAATTAAATGATAGCAAAGATTCTTTAAATGTTTCTTTGAATGATACTAAGAAAGCTCTAAAAATTAAAGATAAAAATTTAATTGCTATGCAGAGTATTAAAGACCATTTTACTAAGAAAGATACTACTATTTTAAGAGATACTACTTTTGTTAAAGGTTTAGATATAGATACTATAATTGGAGATAAATTTTATACTCTTAATTTAAGATTACAATATCCTAATATCATAACTGACTCTATATCAATTGTAAATACTAAACAGATTTTTATATCAAGACAAAAAGAAACTATTAACCCTCCTAAAAAATTCTTTTTATTAAGATGGTTTCAGAAGAAACAAGAGGTTATAATAGTAAATATTAAAGATAGTAATCCTTATATCATAAAAGACCAAGATAGATTCATACAAATATTTAAATAAATAAAGATACATGACAACACTAATAGGAGGATTAATATCAGCACTTCTAATTATCCTAGGATATGTGGTAGGTATAAGAAAAAATGATTCAGAGGTTAGAAAAAATGATGCTGATACTGCTAAAAGTACAGCTGAAACTAAAAAGATAGAATTAGATACAAGAACAGAAGAAATAAAATTCTATGATACTTTATCTAAAACTATGACTGAACATAATAAAAGATTATTAATACAAAATGAAGAATTAATTAAAACTGTTCATAGGTTAGATGATAGGATTAAAGCTCTTGAAAATACTGTAGAGAAAATGACCTGTAATAATGCTCTTACTTGTGATAAAAAAATAAATATTAAGGCAAAATAATATGGATGATTTATTAGTAATATTTGATGTAGTTTCTGAGGGTAGTACTTTTCCAGGAGTAGAATTAGAAGTATATGAAGAAATAGCAGTAGAAGGGTCAGTTGACCCTACTCTTATTCCTGTTGATTTAACAGGAGCTTCTATTATTATGAACTGTGTTAAATCTAACATGGTTCATGCTATATATTCTACTGATAATGGTAAACTAGTTATTGGTACTACTGAAATAATTAATGGTGTTACTCAAAGTGTTACACATAAGATAATTATGCCTGAACATATACCCACTTTAACTCATGGTACATATGACTTTGACTTTAATATTACCTTAGCTAGTGGTGATAAAATCACTGGATTTGCTAAAGGACAATGGAAAATAACTAACCCTATAACTAAATTATAATGCAAACTTTCAGGATAATAGTTAACCAAACTACTCAATCCTATAATGTTGTTGTAAAAAATATCATAAGGTCTTATGTTATACAAGCAAATAGTATAAGATGGAAAAGTTTAGGAGAAAGGGGACCAGCTGGTAGAGATGGTAAGTCTGCTTTTGAACTTTCTCAAGATGCAGGATTTACTGGCTCTTTAGATGATTTTACTAAAGCACAAAAAGGAAAAGATGGATATACTCCTATAAAAGAAGTAGATTATTTTGATGGTAGTAGAGGTGTAGATGGTTATACTCCAATTAAAGGTAAAGACTATTTTGATGGACATACTCCAGTTAAAAATGTTGATTATTTTGATGGAAGAGATGGTAATACTCCTTATATACAAGATGGTAATTGGTGGATTAGTCAATTAGATACAGGTATTTCTGCTAATGGTATAGCAGGTATAAGTCCTAATATTGGGACTAATGGTAATTGGTTTATTGGTACTACAGATACTGGTGTATATGCACAAGGTCCTGCGGGTGACCCTACATTATTATTAGATGATACTCAAGTTAGTTTAACTAAAACTTATAGTTCTAGTTATATTAATAGTAACTATGAAAGAATTATAGGATTAGGTAATAGTAATCAATACTTTAATGGATTAAAACAATGGGTTAATTTTCCTACTATTCCTACTCAGTATACTGATACAATGGCTAGAGCTGCACAATATACAGCTAATGGTACAACAACAGGATTACTTACTTATACAGACTTTTTAGTTTTTAATGCTAAAGTTACATTTCCTGGATTTGGTACTAGTCATGTTACAGCAGCTTATGGTGACCATAGCCATAGTGGAATATATCAACCAGTTGGAAGTTACCTTACTTCATATACCGAGACTGACCCCATATTTACTGCTTGGAATAAGTCTACAGGAATTAGTATAACTAAATCACAAGTATTAGACTTCCCCACACAGTTATCCCAATTTACTAATAATTTAGGAAACTATGGGGGATATCTAACTAGTATTACCTCAAGTCAAATTACTACAGCTTTAGGTTTTACTCCATATAATGCTACCAATCCTAATAATTATATTAGTAGCATAACAAGTTCACAAATAACAAATGCACTAGGTAGTCAAACTGCTAATATGGTATATGCATCACCTAATGGAAGTGCAGGTAATCCATCATTCAGATATTTACAATCAGCTGATATACCAAGTGGAGTCAATGCATATATTTGGAATCAAACCTCTCAACAGTCAGCTACTATAAATGTAAGTGGTAGTGTAACAGGGACTGGTGGCTTATTTAAAAGTGACTATTATATGTCATCTCCAAATGGGGGATTATTTATAACATCTAATGGAGGTTTTACAGGAGCAATAACTATAACTCTACCTGCTTCAATAGGTGCTACTATGACAAGCATGTGGATAGATGTTTATAACTATGCTGCTGATACTAGCTTTTCTGTTCAAGTTGGTGGATATACCTATACTGGGAATACATGGGCTAATAGTCCATTTGCTATAGTATATGGTGCTGATTATACAGTTAGATTAGGTCATAATGGGACTAACTTTGTGATTTATATAGGTGAAACTTCTACAACATGGTCTTACCCACAAGTATCAGTAAGAGATATTATTTTAGGTTATGCAGCATCTACTACTAATTGGAAAAATAGTATAGGAGTATCATTTTCAACATCTTTTTTAAATGTTACTGCAACTTGTACAACAAAAGCATGGACAACTAAAAATTTTTCACCATCTAATTATTTACCTTTAACAGGTGGTTCATTAAGTGGTTCACTAAATATAACTGGTTCTAATTGGCTTAATATGACAACAGCAACTTACTCTAATGTTGCTATACTTACAGGAAATTGGGTAGGTGCAGGTATATGGGGTTTTGGAAATGAAAATGGACATATTTTAAAATTTGACCAAGTTTCAGGACAAGCATTTCAAGGGGCAAGCGATATAACTTTAAAATTAGGAACTAAAACAGTTATTGATAGTAGTTCTATTGGTGCACAATCAGTAAACTATGCATCTACAGCAGGCAGTGCAGGTTATGCAGGAAGTGCAAATGGTATTAGTCTAGGTACAGCTATAACAAACCTAAACACATTCTATACATCAAATGGTAATTCAATCCAATTTGCCCAATATGGAGTTGGGACTACTGGTATACCTACATTTAACAGTGCTGCATTCGATGGATTTGTTATGAATTTTAATTGGTATTCAACTAATGCTAATAGTTATGGCTCTCAAATTGCTTTTGGTAATGATAGTGCTAGTGGTCAAGAGGAGATTGCATTTAGAGGTCGCGATATAAATGGCAATCAAGGTACTTGGAAACAGATATTTCATAGTGGAAATATTGCTAGTTTACAAACAGCATTTGGTACTCCTTGGACATCAGCTGGTTATTTAGCAAGTTCTGCAGCAAGTTATGTTACAAATGGATATCAGAAACTTAGTAATGGATTCATAATACAATGGGGACAAGCAACAGCAAACAATACAGTTTATTTCCCAGTTGCATTTACTACAAGAGTATTCTATATAGGTGGTAGCAATATATCAAACAATAATACAGAAGCATTCTCTATAACTAGTTTAACCCTATCTAGTTTCTACTTTAATGAGTATGGAAAGACAAATACTGGTAACTGGTTAGCTATGGGATATTAATATAGTGATAAATACATATACATATTCAGTTTAGTATTAATAAAATAATAAATAGCTTGTATATATAAAATATTTTTCTTATATTTGTATATTAATTTAATAAAATAATAAAAAAAGATTATGGAAATTACAAAAACAAATGAAACTACTACTACAGAAGCTAATGTAATTATAGGTAGTATTATTTATACTTTTAACTATGTATCAAAGGATTCTAAAGTTCTAAGTTTAAATGGA